GGATAGAGGTGCGCCCTCAGAGAAGAGGGCTTCACGGGGGAAGCCCGCAAAGTCCTCACAGAGAGCCCCAATATCAAATACGGCGGTTTTCCCGCCGTCAAGGGTGGGGAGCGGATAATGGGCGATGACGGGAAAGCGTCTTGCAATGCGGGCAAGCGAAAGGTTTGCCGCACGGTAAAAGTATGACTCGTTCTCCTCAAGCGTTCTGGCAAAGCCCATTTGCGCCACGGTGATGTAAAGCTCTTTTCCTGTCATATGCAAATAAACCTTTACATTTTCGTGGCGTCTGCGAGAGTGCTTTCGGAATCAACGGCAAGCAGAATGTGCTTGTAGCTGCCGAAGCCCACGCCGAAGCGGCATCTGCCGTTCCAAATATAGTTGCCGGTGTGGTTATCCACCCAGTTGGAGACGGTCAGGGGGACGCGGTTAAAGAACATGTTGCCCGAGAGGTTTTTGTTTGCTTCGCTTGACATCACGAGCAGACGGTCATCCTCGGTCTGCCAGTTAGGCATCACGACGATATTCCAGTTGCCGTATTGCAGGTTAATGTCGTTATAGCCATTGCCGAGCGCCCCCTCCGAGCCGCAGACCTTCTTTACGATGGCCTCTGCCGCGGGACGGTTGCCGGGGAGGATGATGGTGTCGGCGGTGTAGCCGAGGATGTCGCCGTTTTCGTCCTTCATATTGCGGATCTTGGCGGCGAGCTCTCCGAGCGCTTCCTCAAAGACAGCGGTGGAGGCTACGCGCGCGTCGCCCGTACCGCTCTTGAAGATGTCGCCGAAGAAGTAGTTGCTCTGTGTGCCGTTCGTTCTCTTGCCGCCAAAGGTGTGAAGGGAGGAGAAAAGGGGAAGACCGTCGGGGGCGGTGAGGTCAAGCTTCGCCTTGGCGAAGACACCCTCGCTCTCGGTGCCGTTGGCGAGCGCGTACTCGCAGATCTTGTGCATGGTCTTGTAGTAGGCGCGGGTAAAGTTCTCGGCACGGCGGCGCGCGTCGGCGGCAACGCCGTAGTTCGCATCCTCCATCATCTGTGCGGTGATGGTGAATTCCTTCATGAACTGAATATGCTCGATGAACTTGCGGTAGGTTTCCTCAATAGAGTCATTCTCAGCCCCCGCACCCTCCTCGGCGGCGGAAAAGACGCCGAACTCGTTCTGACCGACGATGGTCTCACCGAAGCGAGAGGAGCGCTCGACGTTAAAGAGCCAGTCGCAAATGCCGCCTCTTTTGGTTTGCAGATCGCTTTCGTGCTCAATGACCATCTTGATGGGGGTTTCAAGCTTGCCGATAGCGGCATTGGAAAAGCCGCTGTTTTCAGAATAAATAATAGACATGATTTTCTTCCTTTCTTATTTGGTACATATTATCGAAACGCGACGCAAAGGCTGTCGCCTGCCGCGCGAGCACCCATTTTGTCTACGAGCTGCGCGCCTCTTTTGCCGCCGGAAACGGCTGTCGCGGAAACGGCGGTGCCGTCGGCGCTCAAAAGATACTCGGTGCCCACCGTCATTGCCGTGGGTGCGGCGGAGACTTTTACTTCAAAGAGCATGTCGGGGGTGATGGAGGCGGCGAGCACCTCGTTTCCCGTGCTATCCTTCAAAATGAGATGGGTGGGAAGCGCGGAAGAGGTGGCGGTGAAGGGGGTGAGTGCGCCGTCCTTGAGGATGGCAAGCGTGCCGTATCTTGCGCTTGTGGCAGTGGTAAGCGTGATGCGCTCGGGCTCGGGGACACCGATGCGACCGTTTAAAATTTTGATTAAGTGAAACATAGGGATTCCTTTCTTTTTTTGTTTTTAATCGTCGTTTCTTTTCGAAACGCGTCTGTAAAGGGCATTGATCTCTGCTTCTGAGAGGCCTCCGAAGAGCTGCTTTGCTTCCTTCATGCGGTCGCGGTCGAGGGTGTCCTCGGGGGCTCTTGTGCCGCGCGGCACGACAGCACGCAGATGGGCGCGTCCGTCATGTCTTTCAAAGCGGGGTGCCGCGGCGGCAAGTGCCTCCTTGACCGAAAGCCCCAAATCGCGAAGCTCGGCAAAGCGGCGGGCGAAGGGCAACTCGCCAAGATGCGCGGCAGGGGCGTAGGCAGGGTCAAGGCGTTTGATCTCGGCGAGATCCTCCGAAGCCAGCCGCTCGTAATCGATCTCCTCTTCGATAGCGGGGGAAGTGGACGGACCTTCGTTTTCCAAAGCGCTTTCGGATGCCGCAATATCCGGTTCCTTTGCGCCGGCTTCCGCTGTGGATTGGGTATCGCTTTCGGAAAGCGCGCTTTCGTTGATTTGGTCGTTCATGATTACCTCTTACTTTCTGCGAAGGTCGTCGCCCTTGGTAACGGTTGCGCGAGGATCGCCAGAAGCGGGGTTGTGCGGTGCGTTCAGCTTGCCGCCACGGTTGGTGGCGTAGGGGTTTTGATGCGGAGTGTTTTTCATAACGGTTTCCTTTCTGTTCAGTTGGTTTAATAGTAGTTGTAGCCGCTTGTGTAACGGGCTTTTCTGTCTGCCACGCGGAAGGCGGCAACGGTCGCTGCCGAATGTGCCGATTCCTCGTCAAGCCCCTTAGCAAGCGCGTAAGCATAGGCGGTGTAGTAGTCCATATTCGATGCTTCGGCTTCATTTATGAGCTGGTTGACGTAGCTTCGGCTGCCCTTTTGAATGTTAAGGCTTTCTTTCGCAAGCTCGCGCGCGCGCCCCTCGTCAATTCCGCGCACCTTTAAGTAGGTGACGGCAGAATTTTCGTCAAGCAGCTTTTGGGAGAGAAGGTCGGAGAAGATCTTTTGCTCTTCCTTCGCCTTCGCTTGCTTTTGCTCTTCTTCTTGCTTTAACGCGCTTTCAAGATAGGAAAGATAGCCGCGCTCGTTTTCCGCCCTTGCGGCACGCTTTTCGCGGAGTGCTTTGGTGAGCGCGTTTTGCCTTGTCGCATACGCGGCGTGGTTGAGATAATCGCCGTAGCCGCTGCCCGAAAGACCCTTTGCGTAAAGAGATGAGGCGCGGGCGCCGTGCTCCGCGCGCGTAGAGGCGTAGGCGGTATCCGCCGCCGCCTTGGCTTCGCGAAACGGTGCTTCCTCGTCCTTGCCGTACAAGGCAAGCCAGCCCTCATAGTCAGAGATCTTTTGGTTTTTGAGATAATTCTCGATAAAATTCTTGAGCTTCGCCATGCTCTTCTCCTTTCTTTGTGTTTTCTTGGATGCGAGCGCGGAAATACTCCACGTTTTCCTTAGCGTAGGGATAACGGGCACGCTCCTGCGAAAGCCAGTAGTGTAACAGGGTGGCAGGATCGGCAGGGTCGCCGAGCGTGCCTGCTTGGAGGTTTTCAAGGTTTCTTTTCCAAAGCTCCTCACGCTGTTGCTCCACACCGCCGCCAAGGTCGACGGAAAACAGAAATTCGTCGTTATATTCGTATTTTCCCGTCTCTGGACGGTATACGATAAAGTCGTAGCGGTTGAATATCGCGTTTTTCTGTTTGCCGAAGGCATCCTTGTAGGAGATGGCGCGGCTTTCGTCCGCGTAAGCAAGATGGTATTCGAAAAGAATACGGTCAAGCTCGGCGTAAGCCGTCTGCTTCATCTTGCGCTTGGATTCGAGTCTGCCTGCCGATTGCTCCACCTGCACCTGCTTGGCGTAGCCTGAGGTGGCGGTGCTGTCAGAAACGCCAAGGTAGGTGTCGGTGATGCCGAGAATACGCTTGGCGTGCTCGTAAAGACGGTCTGACTGAGTGATGTCCTGCGCGATGGAGGGCGTGGTATCAAGAATACCGTAGCGCTCCTTTTCGTCACCCGTGCGAAGCTTGATGATCTGTCCGAAGATGGAGTTGTCAAGTGTCATCTCGGCGTCGTCCGGAAGAATGGGAGTCACGCCCGAGCGCATCAGCTTTTCGAGGATCCTGCTCTCGATCTTGTTGATCTGTTGCTGCTGCGGACGGATAAATTCGCAATCCGATTGCCCGAAAAGTGCTTTTTCCTCCGAGGTGTTCTTCCTGATGACGATAGGAAAGCGGCGCGGTCTGTAATAGGGAAGCGCGGTGGGCGCAAGCTCTTTTCCTACGAGTGTCCCCTCTGCGTCAAGTACGGGTGAAAGTGCGGGAAGAATACGTCCGTCGGTGAGGGAAAGGTCCTCCGTCAGGTATTCCTCCTCCTCTGAGGTAGACTTGAAGCTCGGTCTTTCGCAGGAACAAAGAGCGCGCCGCTTTTTGCATTTGCGGCAAACGACTCCCTTGCGTGCGTAATAATCCTCCACGTCGAAGAGCACGGCATCTCCCGAAAAGGCAAATGCTGAAACGTACCCCTCGTCGTTTCGCCAAAAGGCAAGAACGAGCTCCACCGTGTCGGGATCGTCTCCCGATTCTGCAAGCGTTTGCAGTCTTTCCATGGGAACACCGTAACGGCGGACAAGGTCTGCGGCAGAGGTGTCGAAGCGCAAGAAGCAGTATTCCATGTCGTCCACCTCGTACACACCCGGCTCGGGTACGAAATCAAGAGGGGAGAGACAGGAAAGCCTGACGCCGCCCTTCGCGCCGCCCTCCGAGAGGGTGGCATCCCATTCGACGAACCACACGCTTCCGCCGTAAATATAGGTATAGCGTTCGTCGATGTCGTTGAGCTTTTCAAAGGGAAGCTCTCGTCTTAAAGAGGCACAAAGGTACTCGATTGCCTTGGCGCATCGGTCGTTCGCCTCGGTGTAATGCTTTGCCTCGGCGGCGGGTGTGGGAATAAGGGTGGAGACCTGCGACTCGATCAGCTCGTAGGTGATATTACGAACGACCGAGGCGGGGACAGAGGAGCCGTCGATGGTGCGTGAGCCCTTGTATTGAGCGCGGTGACGCTCAAGCTTCTCGTAAAGCGCCGCTTGCTTGTCGCGGCTTTTTCGGTAAAGCTCCTTGAAGTAACCCAAACGGTCTTTGATTTCTGATAGATTCATAGTGGTTCTCCGTATTTTTCTTTGAGATAGCGTTGCTCTTCCCGCCCTGCGTTTTTGTAGTCCTCCCACATATCCTCGCTCCACCGCCTTTTTGCTTTTTGCTCCATCTCCCTTGCGGGATGCGTGAAGGTGATGGCAAAGCCGCGGAGCGCGTCGGGCGCGTGCGTGATGGCATGCGGCTCGGTGAGGGTGTCGGAGGGCTTTAAGG